CCGAATGCGAGTGCTAGAGCATAGAGTAATATTTCCGATATTACTAAGGCGGTGCAACTCCGACCCACTCGCTCCAAAATATTATTGCAAAACTAAAAAAAATTAAATAAATATTAAATTACCTTAACTCAAAGGGCAAAAGAGGATATGGCAAGACCAAAAAAATATAATATTGATACAGATCAAGTAACTAAATTAGCACAATTCGGTTGTACAAATAAAGAGATAGGAGAGTTTTTCGGCTGCTCCGCTGATCTTATTGAAAAGAGTTATTCGGAATTTCTTACAAAAGGAAGAGCAAACGGAAAAATCAGATTGAGACAACTACAATGGTCGTCAGCAGAAAAAGGCAATGTAGCTATGCTCATATTTCTTGGTAAAAATCTACTAGGTCAGCAAGATAAACTGGAAGAAAATCAACTAGAAGCTCCATTGACTTGGTCTAGTGATTGATGCCTTTATCTAATCCTCAAAATGAAGTAATTAAAAATAAATCAAGGTTCCGTGTTTTAATAACAGGAAGGCGTTTTGGCAAAACATTTTTAGCAATAAACGAGTTAGCAAAATTTGCTAGTCAATCAAATAAAAAAGTTTGGTATGTAGCACCAAGCTATCGTCAAGCTAAATCAATCTGTTGGAATGATTTAAAAGATAGACTAATAAAACATAAATGGGTGAAAAATATTAATAATAGTGATCTTACTATAACTCTTAGAAATAATTCAAGAATATCACTTAGAGGGGCAGATAATGAAAATAGTTTACGTGGTATTGGTCTTGATTTTTTAGTAATGGACGAGTTCGCTGATATTCATAAACAGGCGTGGTATGAGGTATTGAGACCAACACTTTCAGATACTGAAGGTCATGCTTTATTCTGTGGTAGTCCGAGAGGGTTCGGTAATTGGTCATATGAACTATTTAAATTAGCTGAAACTAATACTGATTGGAAATCTTTTAAATTTACAACATTACAAGGTGAACAAGTTAGCGAAGAAGAAATAAATCAAGCTAAAGAAGATTTAGATACAAGGACATTTCAACAAGAGTATGAGGCTACATTCGTAAATTATTCTGGAATGATTTATTATAATTTTGATAGACAAAAAAATATTATTGAATCATATAGAACTAGTAATCAAACTTTACATATCGGTTTAGATTTCAATGTAGATCCGATGTGTGCAGTAGTAACAATTATTGATAATGATTGCATTTATATAATAGATGAAATACAAATATACAGTAGTAATACAAATGAAATGTGTGACGAGATAAAACAAAGGTATAACAAAAGAATCGTGGTTTATCCTGATCCTAGTGCAAGACAAAGAAAAACATCTGCTGGTGGTGTTACTGATTTAGCTATTTTAAAAAATGCAGGATTTGAAGTAAAATGCAAAAATACAGCACCTTTAGTCAGAGATAGAATTAATGCAGTCAATTCAAAATTAAAAAACGCAAATAACAAAAATAGTTTATTTATATTGAAATCTTGCAAAAATGTGATTAAGAGTATTGAAAGGCAGATTTATAAAGAAGGGACACATATCCCTGATAAAGAAAGTGGCTATGATCACATGAACGATGCATTAGGATATATGGTTGAATATAATTTTCCATTAAAAAGAAATTTTGTTGCTCGTACTCCTGCTAGGTGGAGTTAATGAATAGAGAATTTTTAGAAAAAAAACACCCACTTTGGCATGCAAATATTTCTAATTGGGAGTTTTATATTCGAAGTTATTTAGGTGGTAATGATTATAAAAACGGATACTACTTACATAGATATATTTTAGAAAGTCCAGAGGAATACGATCAAAGAATAAGGCATACACCTTTAGACAATCATTGTAAAAATGTAGTACAAATTTATACAAGTTTCTTATGGCGAGTACCACCTACTAGAGATTATGGAACTTTAGACGGTGATCCACAACTTGATTCATTTTTAGTCGATGCTGATTTAGACGGAAGAAGTTTTGATACTATTATGCGTGAAGTTCAAATGAATGCTAGTATCTATGGTAATTGTTGGGTGATAATTGATAAACCACAAACTAACGCACAAACGAGAGCAGAAGAATTAGAACAAGATATTAGACCATATATATCAATTTATACACCTGAAAATGTAGTCAATTGGAATTATAGAAGAGCAGCAAGTGGTAAATTTTATTTAGATATGCTTTTAATAGTAGAGGATATCAATTCAGATAGAGCTATACTAAAATTATTTACGGAAGAATCTATAATGACTTATGAAGTTAAAGATTACGATAAAGAGTATGCTGACGGTGAAGCAAAACTTATTGAAGAAGTTCCGAATCCTATCAATAAAATTCCTGCAGTCAATGTTTATAATCTTAGAGGAAATAAAAGACCAATTGGCATAAGTGATTTAGCAGATGTTGCATTTTTACAACAGTCTATTTACAATGATTATTCAGAAAAAGAACAACTAATTAGATTAGCCAATCACCCTAGTTTAGTAAAGACACCGAATGTAGAAGCTAGTGCAGGTGCAGGATCAATTATAGAAATACCAGAAGATTTGCAATCAGATTTGAAGCCTTACATAATACAACCTAGTGGTCAAAACCTAGACGGTATAATGAAATGCATACAAAATAAAGTTGATGCGATAGATCGAATTACTCATATGGGTTCAGTAAGAGCAACAGGAACACAGATTTCTTCAGGGATTGCTTTGCAAACTGAATTTCAGCTCTTAAATGCAAAGTTGAGTGAAAAAGCAGATTATTTAGAAAATGCAGAAGAACATATTTGGTCTTTGTTTGCAAAATGGCAAGATAGAGATTGGGACGGATCAGTAAATTATCCAGACACTTTTGACATACGAGACTGGGCGAATGATTTACAATATTTACAAATGGCAAAAGCTAGTGGTATAAAATCCGAAACATTTAATAAAGAATTAGATAAACAAATAGCTGAAGCTGTTATTGATGATAATGAAACTATCAAAACTATAAATGATGAAATAGATGCATCAAGGACGGTAAGAGGTCAATTTCAAACTAACGAAGTAGAGGGTCAGACAGTTGGTGAAACGGAAGAAGAAGAAAGTTAGAAAAGTAGCTAGAGATAAAGAAACAAATGTTCCTAAAAAATATTTGTCTGGTCTCAAAGGTTCAAGAAAAGTAAGAAGAGCAAATCTAATAAAACAAGTAAGTTCTCTTTATAGATCAGGTGCTAGAATTCCTTTATCTTTATTAAGAAGTAGAACAAAAGCATAATGGCTAAAAAATTTAGAAAACCTTTATCTGCATCAACGGTAGCTAATTTAAAAAGAAAAGCAAAGAAATCAAAATTATTTAATCTAGCAGATTTGAAAGCATCATATCGTAGAGGTCAAGGTGCATTTCTTGCAGGCGGAAGTCGTAGAGGAATACCTATGAATGCTTGGGCTATGGCAAGAGTAAATAAATTAATTAGTCGTGGTCGAAGTGGCACATTTGATACCGATATCATAAGAAGAGCTAGTAAGAGAAAAAGAAAATAATGGTAGCTAAACTTTCTACAATAAGAGAAAAAATTAGAAAAGGTAAAAAATTAGGATTTAGTGAAAGAGCTAGAGCAGTCGCTAGAGGAATATTGCCTTCAAAAGCTAAAAAGAAAAAAAAGAAAAAATAATGGCTACATATCGAGGTAGGAAAGTCTCATTAGGAAAACCTTTTCGTACACCAGGTCAATCTAAAAAATTTGCAGTTTATGTAAAAGATAAAAAAACAAATAATGTCAAAAAGGTTCGTTTTGGTGATCCTAATATGTCAATCAAAAAAAATATACCTGCAAGACAAAGATCATTTCTTGCAAGAATGGGTGGTGTTTTAAGACAAGTCAAAGGACAAAAAACATTATCGCCTGCTTATTGGTCAATTAGAGCATGGAAGAAAAACTTTCCATTATAAGGTTAGTATTATTCAGCTTTTGTTGTGAAATAAAATATCAAACATTTCACTAAATCTATAATCTTTAAAATATATTATCTTCATATGAAAACAAAAATAAATATAGAAGTTCTTTGTGAACTTTGTCATTATCTCAAAAAAGATCAAATTGAGTTATTATTAAAAAATTTGCCAATAGAAGATAAAAAATACATTTTATCTTTTGTTGAAGAATTTAATTTAAATTAATGTATTGGGGGATTTTCCCCCATTTACTAAACAAAAATATAAATATATAAATCAAATATGTCAAAAATTTTAGATCAATTAGCTGATCAACATGAAGAAAGAATAATCAACACTCTTTATCGTTTAGAAGATGATATAATCAAAGAAATCACAACTGCTACTGGTGGTTCTATTGATGTTGATACTAGAATAGCAATACAACTTCAACCAAAACTTAGAACTGCAATAGAAAATAATTTTCTTGAAGAGGCAGATTTAATTATTAATGAAGAGTATAACAAGATTGCAAAAGATGTATTAGATAATTTTGGTGAAATGCCAATCCCTGCAAGATTCAAAAATTTAACAGAAGTTGATTTAAGAACAATCAATGCTTTGAAATATCAAGTGTTCGCAGGATTTGAAGATATAGCAGAAAGATTTTTAAAAGTAATAAATGATGAAGTTTATCAAAGTATAATCGCAGGTCGTCCTTTTGATGATATGGTCAAAAATATAAGATCACATATTAATGGAGTTTATCAACAATCAAATATTAATGAAATAAATTCATTAGTAGATTTTATTAATGAAAATAAATATGACGCATCAAAGAAATCACAAGTTGAGGAGGCGATCAGAAAACTACATACAGAGTATGCAGCTGATCGTTCAGGAAATAATTTAAGGCGATATGCATCACAAATAGCACATGATTCAGTTATGCAATTTCATGGTCAATTTACAGTAAAAAAAGCAAAAGATAGTGGACTTAATCATTTTAGATATACAGGAACTCTAGTTCGTGACTCTAGACCTTTTTGTAGAAATATGCTAAATAAAACATTAACCGAAACTGAAATTCGGGATATTTGGAATACTAGACCATGGAAAGGCAAATCACCTGGTGACCCATTTATCGTAAGAGGTGGATACCGATGTCGTCATACATGGTTACCAACTAATCCTGAATGGAATATATAAAAGGGAGTATTAAATGGTTGAAGAAAATAAAGTAGAACAAACTACGGAAACTGTGGTTGAAGAACAACCAAAAGAAGAAATAAAAGAAACAGTTAATAGTAATTCTTTTAGTGAAGAAGATGTAAACAATATAGTCAAACAACGATTGGCTAAAGAAAGAGCTTCAATATATAAAAAATTAGATGTTGAAGATTTAGATACTGCTATCAATGCAGTCAAACAAACAAGAGAAGCTGAAGAAAAACAAAAAATTCAAAAAGGTGAATTTGAACAGATACTTAAAGAAAAATCAGAAGAGTTTAGCAAAAAAGTTGGAACTTTAGAAAGTGAACTTAAAGATATTAAAATAAATAAAGCATTACTTTCTTCTGCGTCTAGGAATCGTGCAATCAATCCAGATCAAGTCGTTGAACTTTTAAAACCAAAATTAAAACTTAATGAAGGTGGTTCAGTTGAAGTACTTGATAAAAATGGAATTACACGATATAACGGAAAAGGGGAAGCTCTTACTACTGACGAGTTAGTTCAAGAGTTTTTAACACAGAACCCACACTTCGTTACTGCTACACCTAGTGGTAGTGGCTCGGTGTCAAATGTGGATAGGACAGAGCTCAATAAACCTTTAAATTTGAGTGATTTGAACATGAATAATCCTTCGGATAGGAAAAAATATGCCGAGTATAGAAGGCAAAGAGATTCTCAACCGACCAAGATTGTTCTAAATAAACAATAACCATTAAGGAGTAAAAAATGGCTAATGAAACGACAAGTAGCACGATATCCGAACTATATACGGAAATCGTTGCTGAAGCATTGTTCGTAGCTAGCGAACAATCTATAATGCGAGGTCTTGTCCGAAACTACACTATTGCAGGCGGTGGAAAATCCGTAGAAGTACCGATTTATTCAACTGTATCAGCATCAGCTGTAAGTGAGGCATCAGACCTTTCAAATACGGCGGTTAATCCCTCCTCCGTTACGATCACAGCGTCCGAGGTTGGAGTGATGACTACATTAACGGACTTAGCAAGAAATTCAGCTTCAAGAAATGTTGCAGCTGATATTGGTAGATTATTTGGCGAAGGTATTGCTACAAAGATTGATTCCGATCTTGCGGCTTTATTTTCAGGTTTTTCTACTGAAAAAGGTCCGGGAGCAGGATCAGAGCTTACTGTACAGGATTTATTTGAATGTGCAGCTGAATTGAAAACAAATAAAGCACCTGGTCCATACTATGGTGTATTTCACCCTAAACAAATATTCAATGTAAAAAAATCATTGACAAACACATTTGTAGGTAGAGACACAGAACTATCAAATGAAGCTATGCGAACTGGCTTTGTAGGAAATGTTGCAGGTATTCAAATCTTTGAAACTTCAAACATTTCTGTTGACGGATCAGATGACTCTATTGGTGGAGTATTTTCACAAGATGCTTTAGGTCTAGCTATGATGCAAGACTTAAAAATTGAAACACAAAGAGATGCGTCGCTACGTGCAGACGAAATTGTTGCCACGGCAGTGTTCGGTGTTGGAGAGCTTCACGATACATATGGAGTGAAACTGACAGCAGATGCTCTTGCTAACTAAAATAAACTTATTAAGGGGTGGTATATCTACCCCTTATTTGATATAAAAAATTATGAGTATAGAAACTGTAAAATTAAAAAATTTAAAAGACGGTTCAGTTATAGAAAGAAAAAAAATTGATTATGAAGCCAATGCAAAAGTTTGGTTAGAGCGTGGTTGGATTCTTGATGACGGAAAAAAAGAAAAAACAAAAACTGTCAAAAAAGTTACAAAAGCAAAAAAAACTGTTAAGAAAGTAACAAAAAAAAAGAAGTCTAAAAAATAATGTCTTCAACAGTATTTAGTGTGCAAAATACACATTTGCAAAAGATACAACCAGACATTTTAGAGTTTGGAATTACCACCTTTGTAGATCAAATACAATTTGCAGAAAATGACGTATTAAGGCGAATTCGTGAGGAATGGTGGGAAAGATATAGACATCAAGTAAGATACAAAGATATCACAAAAGTTACATCAGTCGAAATGACTAATAGTAAATTAACTCCTGCACAATGGGAATTATCAGTAGTTTATTTAGCATTATGGAAATATATCTACCCTCAACTTACTAAATGGCGTGACCCAGATACAGGCGAAGGTAAAGATACTTTTCAAGTACAAATAGATTTTTATCGTGATAGATATGAAGAAGAGTTTCAAGCGATATTGCGTGACGGAGTTGAATACAACGAAAATGAGGACGGTACAGTTCAAGACAGTGAAAAAGAACCTTTACATATGTTGCGACTTGTCAGATGATTGGCGTAAAAGTCAAAACTAATACATTAGAAGTAAATAATTTTCTTACAAATATTTCAAGAAAACAAACATCAGCAATAAAAAAATCATTAAATAGAGTTTCAAACATGGCAGTAGAAATGGTTACTACAAGAACACAAAAAGGTAGATTACCAGACGGTGGAACTTTTGAGCCTTATACAAAAAAAACAAAACAAATTAGAAAAGATAAAGGTCGCCAAACAGCATTTGTTGATTTGACTGATAGTGGAAGAATGTTTAGAAGTCTTGATTTTAGACAAAGAGGTTTTAAAAATACTTTATTTTTCGCTAATAAAGAAACAGAAAAAATCGCTTTTAGACATGATTTTTTAGGTGTAGGAAAAAGAAAAACAAAAAGACCATTTTTTTCAATAGGCAATAAAGAAGAAGAAAAATTAAAAAATGAGTTTAGTAAGTTTTATTTTAGTCAATTAAAGATATGAGCAAAAGAGAAAATATAGCTAGTGATATTATTACTAAATTAGATGCTGTAACAAGTCCTATAGAATTCAAAAAAATCACTAGAGAACCATTTGATGTAGAAGAATTAAGCGATGCTCAATTTCCTGCATTATTTGTACAATCAGGTGATGAAACTAGAGAAGCATCAAGTATTGGTGATACAGGATCAGGTTCTTATAGAGGAACAATAGATTTTTTAGTAGTAGCGTTTGGAAAAGGAACAGATGCGAATATAGATACAGTAAGAAATCAACTAATTGAAGTCATTGAAGAAACGCTTGATTCTGATATAACTAGAAATGGTAATGCATTAGATACACAAATTATTGAGGCATCGACAGATGAAGGAACTATATATCCATATGGCGGCGTCAGAATAACTGTGCGTGTGATGTATGAATTTACGAGAGGAACTGCATAATGGCAAAAGATGTAAAAATGAAAAAAGGCAATAGCATGATCTCTGTTTCACAAGATTTCGTCGATCATTATACAAAACAGGGTTATGAAATTATTGATAACAAAACAAAAGTTTCAGTTGCAAAAGAAACTGAAAAGATTATAAAAGAAATTACCAAATCTAAAAAGGAGTAAACAATGGCGACACATCACGGAAAAGAAGGAGTTGTTCATGTTGGTGGTACTGCAATAGGAAACGCTACTGGTTTCACAGTAGATACAACCCACGACGTTGTTGAAGATACTGCGTTAGGAAGCTCAATGAAATCATTCTTAGTAGGTAGAGGAACTTTCACTGCTACTATTGATATGAATTTTGATGAGACTGATTCTGGTCAAACAACATTAGTACAAGGTGCTAGTGCGAGTTTTGAATTTATGCCAGAAGGTGCAGATTCAGGCGACAGAAAATTTTCAGGAACTGGTATCGTTACTGGAATGTCAGTTGGGGTGACCTTAGACGGAGTAACTACAAGAACAGTTTCTTTGCAAGGGTCAGGCGGTCTTACAATCGGAACAGTATAAGATAATTTATGTCCGAAGATAGGATTGATTACTTTGAAGGTATAAAAGATCATTTTGATAGTTTACAAGAACAAGTAATTGATGTCCCTGAATGGGGATTGACAGGCGATAAAGCTATTCATTGTAAGCCTTTTAATATGCTTGAAAAAGCAAAAATATTTAAAGGTGCAACAAATACCGATCTTAATGTTTTGATAGATGTAATAGTTGAAAAAGCATTGACTAAAGACGGAAAGAAAATGTTTAATGCTACTAATGTTTTATCTTTTAAAACAAAAGCAGACACAAATGTTATTGCAGAAGTAGCTACAAAGATTATGGGAACTGGAAATGTAGATTTCCAAGACAATAAAAAAAACTAAAAAATTCAACTGAACTTCACAATATATTTGCTTTAGGCGAAAAACTTCATAAGACAGTTGCGGAAGTCTTGCAAATGTCGGTCTATGAGTTTAATATGTGGTTGGCATACTTCGATTTGCAAAAAGAAGAACGAGATAGGCAAGAACGAATAGCAAAGATGAAAAAGTAAATGGCGACCAAAAAAGTAAATATAGACATAATCGCAAAAGATAAGACTAGAGCAGCGATGCGTACTGCTACGGCAGGCATCAATAATATTAAAAGATCAGTATTTAGTTTACAAACTGCATTGATAGGAATAGGTGCAGGAGCTGCCGCAAAATCATTTATTGATGTCGGAAGATCAGTAGAACGATTAGGTGTTCGATTTAAATTTTTATTTGGTTCAGCTAGAGAAGGTGCAAAAGCATTTGATACTTTAATAAAATTTGCAAGTAGAGTACCTTTCACTCTTGAAGAAATACAAGGTGCATCTGGTAATCTTGCAGTCATAAGTAAAGATGCAAATGAATTAAGTAAAAACTTAGGTATCGTAGGTAATGTAGCAGCGGTCACAGGATTAGATTTTCAAACAACTGCAGAACAAATTCAAAGAGCATTTGCAGGAGGCATAGCAAGTGCAGATATTTTCAGAGAAAAAGGTGTAAGAGCATTACTCGGATTTGAAGAAGGTGCGAGAGTTAGTGTTGAAGAAACAAGAAAAAGATTTTTTGAAGTTTTCGGACCGAATGGTGAGTTCGGAAAAGCTACAGATGAATTAGCAAAAACCTTTGACGGAACTTTATCTATGATCGGCGATAAAGTATTTTCATTTAAAAATGAAGTAGCACAAGCAGGACTTTTTGATTTTGTAAAAGCTACTGCAGAAGTAATCAATAAAAGTATTGAAGATAATTTTGGAAGTATAGAAACATTTGCAAGATCAGCAAGTGAAGCCATGATCAATTCGTTTATAGTTATGGGAATCGGAGTAGGTAAAGTCGCTGACTTGTTTACATTACCAGCCAAAGTAATGGTCGAAGGTATAAAAGGAGTAATCGGTTTTTTATCTTCTATACCTGAACCTATGAGAAGTTTAGGTGTCGTAGGTTTTTTAGCTTTAGGTTTCAAAGGTAAAATAGCTGTTACATTAATTTCTGCATTTTTTGACGAGATAAAGAAAATGGCAGTATTTCTTGGTGGTGAAACATCAGATGCATTAAGAAAAATAGATGAAGAACTAACTCAAGATTTACTAGATTTTTTAGATAATACAAAAAACGCCTCTACCGATAAGTTTAGTGAAATCGGTAATTTCTTAAAAACAGAACTTGATGATATTTTTTCTGGTAGATTTTTAGGTGGTGAAAAAGGTTTAAATCTAAAAGTTGAAGTAGGTTTTGAACAACAAATTAGAAACTTTTTTGATGAAGTACAAAAAGCTTTCAAAGATGCTAGATTCTCTGCAGGCGAATTTGGTGAAGCAGTAGGTTCTGAAATGCAAGAAGCATTAGCATCACAAGGAATGTTCAATAAAGAATTATCTATGACAGATAAAATTTTAAAAGAACTTACAATAGCATCAGATAGTTTCGCAACTGGTTTTGGTGAGGCTATGAAACAGGCAGGCGATACTGCTAAACAATTTAATACGATAGGTAAAAAAGCTTTTGAAGAATTAAAAGATACATTAACTGATTTCGTATTTACGGGAAAATTACAATTTGAAGATTTTGCTAGAACTGTAACTAAAATGATCGTTGAAGCATTAATAGGAAAAGCAGTTAGTGCAGCAGTTGATAAAGCAGTAGAATTATTTAAAAATTCAGCAATCAGAGAAGGATTAATTTCAGTCTTTAAAGGTGCATTAAAAACTTTTTCAAGTATTCCTTTTCCATTTAATATTGCAGCGACTGCTGGTGCAATAGGTTTTGGTATGAATCTTGTAAATAAAATAAGGGGTTTTGAAAAAGGTGGTCGTCCGCAAGTAGGTATGCCTGCAATTGTGGGGGAAAAAGGACCAGAACTATTTGTGCCTGATCAAACAGGAACAGTAATACCTAATAATAAACTAGGCATGAATCAGCCTGTAACTGTTAATTTTAATATAAATACTGTAGAT